GCGTTGCATCGCTCAAATCGAACTCCTCCTGATAACGCCCCAACAACGCCTCCAACTCGCCGCAGAACGCATCAAACTGTTTCTCGGCGGTCATCATGATGCCCACCCCAATCGGGGAGGTTTAGCGTTTCTTCGGCTTTAAACCGTACTTTTTGCCGCCTGCCGCCTTGCGTGGCCCGCTCGCCATCGCCCGCCTGCCGGCTGCCGTTACGCTTCGCTTCAACCCAGCCCGCGCACCGCGCCGCGCACCGAGTGACTCGTCCTGTCGGGACTTGTAGCCTTGAGGAGATGGCCCAGATGCGCCAGGTGCGCGACGAGGCCGACTCGTAGACTTCCAAGCCTTCTGTGAACTTAAACCCACTCTCTTTGGTTTTGTTGCCATTTGATGATTTATTTTAGTGCGTAAAAAAACGCACCCGAATTGGATGCGTTAAAACCGTTAATTGGCAAATATTTCGTGCGGTGCTTTCTGTGTACTAGAGGTAACTCATCGCCCGGGTGATTAGTTTTTGCGCTGTGACCGGGTTTTCAGGTGCTGCGTCCCGTGCGTCCTCCAATAATTTCCTGACCCGCCCCAGTTGAGTCTTCAACGTCAACGCATAGGTCACCTGATCAATCGATTCATCAATCATATCATCCACCAACGGCACCCGCTCCCATAAATCCCCCCCATGCTCCTCCTGGCCGGCCCGGTATTTGCGGTCGATCTCGGCTCCGATAGTCTTTTGTATCTCTGTTAAGTGGTCTTCCTGCGCTAAAGTCATCATTCCGCCAGGCTTGCCTTCTCCAGTTCGTACTCGTAATCAATGATCTGACTCAACAATGACCGCACAAATGTCTTCGACTCCGGGCTGGCGTTGTACGCATCCTCAAAACCCCGTTCATTGTTCAGAATGATCGTCCGGGTCGCGTCCAGTTTCCGGGGGAGAGCCGTTCGACATCCTAGCGTCAACCCAATCCAGCTTGTCACGACGACGATCATCAACCATCGCCTCCAACTTCTCGTTCTCGACTTTTTTTCCATATCCAAAAAGCTCCTTCAACAACGCCAAAATCGCCCGTATGATTCCCCACGCTTTCATCCTGTGTTCAACCCCATCGATTCCCGCAACTTCGCATCGCCACTCCAGTCAGTCATACCCGCTGCCAGCACTTCATTCAAGTCTGGTTGATTCATTCGCGCCCAGGCCGGGTGATCGCTGACACTCGCCAAACACATCACCAACGCATCACCCCGGTCAGGTGAACTGAACCCACGCGCCTTCATCTCTTTCTTGCTCTCCAGATTGAGTTTACCGGTCTTTGATGTCCCGACCCGCCGGGTAGTCAACTGACTGTGTAAAATCTCGTCATCGGGCAGTATGGCCTCCATACGGTCAATCTGTCGCGCCGCCCGGAACCACATCTCCGTGCCGCGGTTCATGTACCTGTCCGGTTCCTGCGCCCGACCCCCCAGGTTCACCTGGTGTATCGGCCAACCCATCTCAGCCAATTGATGGCACATCGGCAACCCCAACCCACCCGCATCCCCAAATATCTGCTCAGGCTTCAACCCGGCCTTCTCAAACTCCAACGCAAACCGCGCACACCCAGCCATCGTGTTCGCCTCGCGCCAGGCCACCAACTTGGCAATGCGATTGCCAATCCGCATACAAAACACACTCTCATCTCCAGCAGCCGCAAAGTCACACGCCGCAACCACCTCATGACCGTCCTTTATCGGCGGATTATCCAGGCACTGCATCAAACTGTCCCACGGAACAACCAAACCTTCACCACTGGTCTCCTGAAACTCACCAAAAATCATCGACTGGATCAACGGATGATCCTTGCCCCACATCTCCATCTGCTCGTCAATCCATGACTGCTTGATGTGCGGACACTCGAAAGCCGTCACCGTGTGCAACTTCCACCACTTCTGTTCCTTGGAAAATATCTTGTAGAATTTACCCGTGGTCCCACCCGGCGAACTCATGGCCAATATCCTGTTCGGCTGAATCCGGGCCACCGCTTCAAATAAATCTTCCTGGATGCTTTTGCACTCATCCAATATGATGAAAACCTGCCCGTGGAAGCCTTCAAACCTACCAGGTTGGTCAGTGGCAAACCCCAGGATCCTCGAACCATTGTCCATCGTCAGGTCAGTCTGGTTGATCTGCATCCCCAACCCGGACACTTTACTCGCCAAGGCCCGTATCTGCGGCCATAACTGCTCCTTGACCTGCCGATAAACGCCGCTCGTAGTAATAACTATGCTCCCAGGATAAATCAGCGCATACCACAACGCCGCCGGCGCAGCAATAAACGCAGTCTTGCCACTCCCATTGGCCGCTTTCAACGCCACCCGCGCACCGGGTACACTCAAATCGCACAACACTTTCTTCTGCCAACCATACAACGGCATCTGAAAGTATTTCTCAGTAAATACATCGGCGTCCGCGTCTCTGGAGGAGGCTCGGGTCTTTGTTTTCGATCCAGCAGGTTTTCCTGATGGTTTTGGTTTCGCGTTCGTCTTTGTTTTTGTTCTGCCCATACTCATTCACCTCGAACTTTCTAATAAATTTCCCCGCATCATTGGTTAACTTGTACGCCGCCACCACCTCACTCTTCGGGTGGTACGAAAATAAATAAAACGGACACCGGAACGATTTACTCGCCCATTGCCCACAACCCATCTTATTTAACCCAAGCATCTCTCGCGGGTGATACCCAAACACGCACTCCCGACACTTGATCTCCGCCACCGCCTTGATCACGCCCCCGCGCACAAACATACCGTCCAACTCGCTGAACTGTCCATTCGTGTAAACCCACTCGTCGCCCGGATGATTCTCCAGGATAATATCAATACACTCCTGCTCCAGTCGATCAATCACATCGCGAAAAGAAAGTCAGACGCCTTCACCGGCAACTGACTGGTGTGCAGTTTCCTGTTCATCTCCTCCCAGATCGGCTTCTGTTCCATCCCGAACTCCGCCAACTTCTCCCGGTGCGCCCGCGCAAAATCACCTTCGCCCCGCACAAATTCCATGAACCGGCCAATGTCAGTCTCCCGCCACAAATTATCCGCACCACCAATCCTGCGCATGCCGGCCACCCCCCACATCCAAACCATCTCTGTCACGGTGTAATTCCTGTAACCCCCCCATAACTTGCCCAACTCCGACAACCCAAACTGCTGCAACAAATCAGGATCGCTGACCGCACACAAATCCTTCACATAAACCATCCCCCCAGGCTTCAACAATCCCACACACTTCCCAACCAACTCCCCCGGTTCAGCGAAGTACCCGAAACTCTCACATAAAATCACCCGATCAAATGTCCGCCCCGCATTGTCCCACTCCATGAAGTCCGCCAACTCCAAACTTAACTCACTCAACTCAACCTGCCGCCTGCTGTTCGTCACCCCCGTCACATCCTCCACCCCATTCTCCGTCAACCCACTCATCACTCCACCAACCCCACACCCAACATCCAACACACTGTGACCCGGCAAGATCAACCCGCGCCCCATCATCACCCGACAATGATCCACCGGCTCAACCGCAAACATCGCCGCCTGAATAATCGAACCGTACTCCTCAACGTACGCATCGCTAAACTCATCATAATACTGCGCTGTGTTCATTATTAATTCCATCGCTGCTTCTTCTTCCGATTTGCCGCCAGGACGCGTTCCCGATCATCCAGGTACTCCTGCAACCGGCCCGCCTGTAAAATCGCCTGAGCGTGATCCTGGTGGTCGTACAGTGTCTCGTACGGAAACAACCCGCCCCAGTTCAACCTCGTCCCAGCCGGTGACTCTCCCGCCGCGGACCGCACCCAAACCCGCCAACACCCGTCATCTCCGCACTTCACAAATATCGTCACCACCTCACGGTATGCTCGCATGACAACTCCAACACTTCATCAACCTGCTCCTGTCCGCCACCGTTAACTCCCGCATCTCAATGTTCACCCGCCACACCCGCTGACCATTCAAACATCGCGCACGATCCACCGACCGGCGTACCCCCGCCAATGTCGAAAAAAACATCGCAGCCAATACCCCGATAATCACCACCACAATCAATAACTCAACCAGTGTCCACCCCATCGCCTTCCTCATCCCCATCCCCCCCAGTCAACCGCTCAACCTCCAACCGATGCATCGCCTCCTCACTCACAACACGCGCCTCCAAGTCAGTCGCATCGCTCCGTGCCAACAATAACAACTCCTCCAACTCAACCACCCGAGCCTCCAATTCAACGCACTTCCGACACCCCACACTCACCGGAGGAAAACTAAATTCGTGAGGTCTCATGTGTTTGTCCAACCGTCTGGAAGATTCACCGCATCAGCGCATAACTCGGAATCCCACCCAGACGGTGCGTACCGACTAATAAACGAACTCTTGCTCACCCACGTTCCCCACCCGCCACACGGTGTCTTACAATACAACTTCCGAATCTGAAACAACCTCGAATATCCGTAATCCAAATATATCGGTTGACCCGACCACCACCACGATTTCCTCGGAGTCTTCCACCTGAATGAATCGTACTTGCCTCTGTCCCGATGATCGATGTTCCGCTTAAACCCACTCGCGTCCAATACCCAGACCATCCGCCGCTGAATGTGTTGACGAGTATAAAACGATTCCCGCTCAACTATGTCATCCGCACTAATCGATGAATGCTGGAACTCGATCACCCCAACATCCGTCATCACATCCGCACGATGACAACCGACCACAACCTCCCGACACTCTCTCGGGAATTTCTCCTTCCAATCCAAATGCCACTCGGTCTCCGGTTCCGACCATGAATCGCAATCCCGATTCCGATGCGCCCAATGCCACCGGTTGATCGTTCCGCATTTCGCTATCACCTCATCACCGCAACCCGGACACGCCGCACGTTCGTTGGGCGAGGCGGCGACCCGTTCGTTGTCGTTCATCGCCAATGTCATGATTCGGAATCCCCCGTGTGCGATGGTTTTGGACGGGGGGGGGTGTGGGACTCCTGGTCCCCGGTCGTTGGGGTACCCCCCGCCTCATTCTCAGCCGAACCATCGGCCTGGGGTGAAACTGGTGTGACTTCTTCGGGCAATGCTATCGGCTTCTCCATTCCAAGCGTGTTCGCGGCGGATACCATATCCAATTCTGAGCGATTGGACTGCAACCCAGCCAGCTTATCAGCACTGATCGACGAGCTAATATGCATGGATCGAACATCAACCTTTCGACTGGTCGCATACTCGTCGCTGAACCTGGCACCAAGCAACTTCATGGCCAGGTGACCGTCACCGTTTGCTATTCCATCGTTGACTGTTCCCAATGCGAAAGCTTGGTACTCCGACTCTGCTTGTTCGATAACCTCTCGAAAGTCAGAGTATTGTTCTACCCAACGAAATAGCGTACTTTTTCCTATCCCCGCCATGACGGCAGCACGAACTACCGGCAGTCCGCTTCTCACATTCTTCAGCATTGCCTCGATTGTTTCTGGGACATAACCAGTCGGTCTACCGGTGATTGATCCTGTGCCGAGTTTCTTGGCCTGTTTATGTCTCGCCTCCATCACTGACTTCGGCATTTGGATAGGCGCATTACGGAGTGCTTCGAGTCGAGACGCTTTCTCCTCGGCGGAGACAATAGTCTTGACGATTGGCACCGCTTTCTTCTTTGCGGATGTTTTACGTTTACCTGCCATCGGGTATTTAGGTGACTTGCATTGAGGCCAGAACTTGCTCCGGGTCGAACCGATTCCGGTTGCCCACTTTGAGGTACGGTATCTTTCGACGAAGCATCAGGTTGGCGATAGTTCGAGTTGTTACGCCTAACTTCTCGGCAAGTTCTTTGGTCGATAGTAGCTTATTCATAGTTGTTCTTCATCGTCGTTCTTATTTTCGAGTGCCTCGATCCTGCTGAGAAAGTCATTCAAGCTTCTCTCCAAACCGGTCATCACTCTCTCCAGTTCATCTACCCGGCCACCGAGGTTATCATTCTTCGGTTGCTCGCCTGCTAATGTTTCGCTTGTTGTTATACCACTCATAATTTTAATTAAGTAACCTTGCCTAACCTCGCCAAACCATGCCGCACCTCGCAGCACCCGACCATGCCGATCCACGCCTTGTCCTTACCACGCCAAACCGATCCCCGCCCAACCTCGCCCAACCAATCCTGACCCCGCCAAAACTTGCCAATCCACGCGACTCTCTGCCTCGCATTGCCTCGCCTAACCAGTCCTTACCTAACCTAACCGGTCGCAACCCCGCCCGACCTTGCCGTGCCAATGCCTGCCGTACCCCGCCGGACCACTCCACGCCCAACCTAGCCCAGCCTTGCACTACCCCACACTTCCAGACCTAACCTAGCCATGAAAATCATTTTTCCAGTTCCTCCCAGTGAACGACATTGAACGTGCCGAACGGCCCACGGCATTGTGGCCGGAAGTCGCCTATCCCGACTTGTTGACCTCCTTCGGCCAGGAGTTGGTGAACAAAATCGGGAGGAAGAACAGATTCGTTTATGCGAACATTAAACTGAATCGACCACTCATCGAATCGTGGACGGTGACGCATGATTCGGCCTTTGGTTGACGGGATGACAACGGGTCGGGAATCGACTTCAAAGTCCTTTGCGGGAGTTAAACCATCGCCGTTCAGGATGGTGACGGTATCGGCTGGGATAAGGACGGCAGCGTAGACTGCGTATTTGGCGGACTTACGTGAACCGGTCAGTTTATGGTTTGACCCGGCTTCAGACATCATCCGGGTCAGACATGCGCTTGGCATGTAGAACTTCCCGGCTTTATCCTGGTAGCAGACCCGTTCAGCCGCCTTTCGAGGAGTTTCTTTTTTACGAACCACGGTTCGTGTTGACTTGGTGCTATCAGATTCCGCTTTTTCATCGAATCGATGTTGCATTAAAGCGGTTGTTCCGGTAATTTTAACGTCGAATGTTTTCATTTTATTTGTTTTTTGTGGTTAACATAACCCCAAATTGTAGCCAACCGACCCGCACGTTGAAGTTGTGAATATTTATTGAGAACTTGCCTATTGCCGCCCGGCAGATAGCGGGCTTGGCGTACAGGTCGGTTGGTTAAATTCTTCATACTATTTCCCATTCGTAACCGTTCCAGGCGCGGTGTTGCGAGTCCCGAGAGAGGCGATTAACCGGCGGGGCGAAGACTCGTCTTTCGCGGTGATATTCGTTGGGTGGAATTGCGATTGGCAGCAAACTCCCCGAGTGTGTTGAGCGACGAAGCAACTTTCGTAATTTTGCATTTGAGTCAATTGCTTTTGTGGTAATCTTCCAACGCTTCGCTTTCTTTCTGGCGATCT